GGCAAGCCAAACGAATCATACAGTGGAAAGGAAGACTAACATGATTTTACCAGCGGAAACATATATTGAGTTAACCGCCGATTTAGCAGACGCTATTTTGTGCGATACATACCCCGACGATGTTTTGATTGAACACGAAAACGGCGACATTATGTATACCGAAGAAGCGCAAGAGCGTTTCAATGAACATCTGGACATGGTTTGCGACAAGTTATCAGCATACGGCATCTACAAAGAAGGGGAGGTATAATATGGAAGAGTGTCAAGAATGTCAGGGCGAAGGTGTTTGCGAGTACGAACGTTGGGAAAGATATGGAGATACCTACGAGCCATATGCTGAGTATAGTGTGTGTGAGTGGTGCTTAGGAACTGGACAAGTGGAAGGTGATGATGATGACTGATGTAAGTAAAACAAGGAACCATGTGAAACAAGCCTTAGACGCAGTCTACAGGGCGTCTCTAGAATTACATGAGACAGGAGAATTTACTGATAAAACTCTTGACGAAGCCTTTGAAAATTTGATAGGCAGCAAAGTGAAGCTAGAAAGATGGATTAAGGAGAATAAAGTATGACTGAGGAATTAGAGCAAGAACTGCGTATGTTAGGTGTACTGGATCACAAGACCCCTGCGGTGGAAATTGATAAAGAGCCTATCTGGATACGGGATGATGTTGTGTTCGATGAAGATGGACAACCAAACTTTTAGGAGAGACAAGATGAAATTAGATGTAAGAAAACTTGAGAACGTGGTCATGGCTGATGTACAGATGTTTGACTTCCCTGACTTTGTTGATGCCTACGTTGAGTATGCTGAAATCAATGGTGTTGAACTTACAGATGCCCAGTATGATGAGGTGAACGAGGACCATTCATTTCTGCAAGAGTCAGCGTATCAAAGTTTGTATTAATACTTGACACTGACACCGAATCACTTCATACAGACAATCAACGGAAACAAGGAGAGATGACATGACTAAGGGTATCGTAATCAGCTTGTATGACTTTACTGGTGAGGCTCTCAAGCCTTGGGCAGAGGCAGGGTATGAGTGCTATGCGTATGACATTCAGCATGATCTTGATCCCTATGGATACAAAGCAGAGATGTTTGAGGGGGGCGGCAGAATACACTATCTACATGCTGACCTACATGACTTTGATACACACCTTCAAATCTTTAGAGCCTTTAATGGTCGTAATGTAGTATTCGGCATGGCCTTCCCAGTATGCACTGACATGGCTGTGTCTGGGGCGGCTCACTTCGCTAAGAAGGCAGAAGCTAATCCTATGTTCCAAGATGAAGCTGCTAAACATGCCATTGACTGTTCAGAATTATTTGATGATCTGGGTTGTCCCTACTTCATTGAGAACCCTGTATCTGTTCTGTCAACTCTATGGCGCAAGCCTGACCATAACTTTCACCCGTATGAGTATGGTGGATACATCCCCTATGGCGAAGAACAGCACCCTAAATGGCCTGAGTATATAGCCCCACGGGATGCCTACTCAAAGAAGACTTGCTTGTGGACAGGCAATGGGTTCAACATGCCCACAAAGGTATCAGTGGAATGTGACAGTTTTGGCTCTAGCACTCAGCACAGGAAACTAGGTGGTAAATCTATGAAGACTAAGAACATCAGATCAGCTACACCGAGAGGATTTGCAAGGGCTGTTGTCGAGGCTAACACTTGACACTAGCACCTAATTAACCTATCTACAGAACCACAGTTAACAAGGAGAGATAAAATGGCACTACCAGAAAACATGGTTACTAACGCACTCAGCGAAAATCAGAACCAGTTCATCACTGTAAAGTTTTTGACCAAGGATGACGAAGTTCGTGTATATAATGGTCGTATGAACGTCATTAAGGGCCTCAAGGGAAATGAGCGTGGCAAGATTGCTGCTGCTGCACTTAAGGCTCACGGCTATGTTACACTAAAAACATCCGAGGGATACAAATGCTTCAAGATGGATCGTGTATTAGCCTTTAAAGCTGGTGGACGTCATGTGTTTACAATGGGGGATGAAATCGTATGAAGATTGACGTTAGATCAAGAGAGTCTGTATACCTGTATATTTATGGTTACACTGTTTATGTAGACTTTAGCGGAGACAAGGAACCTTTTATTGATATATGGAGAGACGATGATGATGACGAATCCACCAAAAAAACCACTAAGTAGGCGCACTGACAAGGTGTATAAGATTAACCCAGTAGCGAGGGAATTAAAGGACCCCAAGTTTAGGAAGCAGGTAATACCTAACAAGAAGAAGAATGTGAACACCCGTAAAGAGAAGAATGGGGGAAAGGACTTCTATGCTAACCATTTTATGCCTATCAGCGGCGATATACTACGAGGCCAGAAACCAGCCAGTTGACGGACAGTTGGCTGTGGCTGAAGTTATAATGAACAGAGTACAGAGTGATAGATACCCTGATGATGCCTGTGAGGTAATTAATCAGAATAAACAGTTCTCCTATACCCACGATGGAAAATCAGATGACTTCCTTAAAGAGCCAGAGCAGGAGGCTGTTATAAGAGCCATTCTGGTGGCCTCTGAGGTGCTTCGTGGGCATGGGTTAGGCATCACTTCGACTCACTATCATACAACGGCTATTATGCCTTACTGGGCGCAATTCTATGACTATGATGGTAAGCTAGGCGATCATATGTTCTATACAATGGTGGAGGATTACTAAATGAAATATCGGGTGGTTATTGATCTTGGTTGGCATGAGGCAGATAATGCAGAGCAGTCAGTATTGGTTGCCACCTCTAAGAAGTATCAGCCAGAGCAAATGGCATATCTTGCTACATCAGAGGATAGGCTAGATCAAGAGAGAGGAAATAAAGTTAAGTGTAGCAGTAAGTATTGTGTCACTAGGTCTAAGGAAGAAATGTGGGCAGATTACGAGCAAAGAAAGTTTTGGAGGGAGGATTACTGATGGGATCAATAGAAGAAGAGATAGAATATTGGAGTGTGCAAAAGGCCACCCTACAGATCAGGAATAATACTATCAATGATGAAATAGATACACTGGAACAAGACCTAAAGGAGTGTAAGCAAAGACTTAAGATTTTGCAGAAGAAAAGGGCATTGAACTCAGCGCAAAGGGTCATATGTCAAAATCATATAACTGACTTAGGTGGATAATATGAATGATGAATACGGAGAGTTAATGACTAAGTTAAAGAGAGTGCAGAAAGAGAATGAAAAGCTGCGTGAAAGCTATGAAATCCTAAAGCGTGAGGCTGATTACTGGGAGAGAAAAGCTAAGAAGCTATTAGAGGAGAACCACAAATTAGATGCACAAGTTAAATTATGGAAAGGTACAGCACCGTGAACAACTATGTATACACAGCCATTGGTCTTGTTGTATTCTATATAGGGCTAAAGATGTTCTCAGGTGGCATGAAAAGCATGGGTAATATGGACCACCTAAGCTGGTTTGTAGCTAACCCTATTTATATGTTCTTTGGTGGGATCATCATGACCCTAGCGTGGCAATCAAGTAGCTTGAGTACTACAGCTATAATTGCCTTAGTTGCTTCTGGGGCAGTACCCCTACCAGCGGCAATAGCTTGTGTCTTAGGAGCCAATATAGGGACTACAGGGACTATCTGGTTGGCTGGTTTACTTGTATCTGATGGTATGCCAAGAGGTGATACCTTGCGTATTGCAATGGTACACACAGGAATGAACTTACTGATGGCTATTAGCTTGTTGCCATTCGTACATCACATAGCAAAATATGTTGGGAGAGTAGGATGAATAACTATTTACTTTGTAGCGTAAATATTCAAAATATACGCCATAGCGTAAAGAAACCACTTGATGACGACCCTCAGATCATAAGTAATGTTTATTGACCCCTACATCATAAGGAGAGAAGTATATGATTAAAGTAACATACATAGATCACATGGGCAGTGACCTGTCTGTAGTAAATGCAGCTAGGGTGTCATTTGGGAAGAAGAGCGCAGCACTAGGGTACAGTGGGGTGGGGGATGAAAATATGAGACCTATCCTGCATGATAAGGATAAGAAGCTAATTAAGTACTTAGCCAATCATAAGCATACGTCCCCATTTAACCACACCTTTATGACGGTACATGTCAAGGCACCTATTTTTGTAGCGCGACAACTACAGAAACATGAGTACATGCCTTGGAACGAGGTGAGCCGTAGGTATGTAGATGATGAACCTGAGTTCTACGAACCTGATGTGTGGCGTGGCAGGGCTGACGATAAAAAGCAAGGCAGTGCTGGTGCTGTAGAGTCCGTACCTGTTGGTGCTTTAAAGGTTCAAGGCTATTGCCTAGCAGCTTACCAAGACCTATTGTCTAGTGGTATCTGTCCAGAACAAGCACGTATGGTGTTGCCCCAAAGCACAATGACTGAATGGTATTGGTCAGGTACACTGGGGGCTTGGGCAAAGATGTGCAATCTAAGGTGTAAACCTGACACTCAACTAGAGACCCGTATCGTGGGAAATGAGGTGTCGGGTATTATGTTGCGTTACTTTCCTGTAAGTTGGGAGGCTTTAAAACATGACTACTGAAGAAATGATGAAGATGTGTCGTACACTGGCACACAAATACAACTCACCTAGTTACTTCGATGATCTGGTCTCCGAGGGAATTTTGGAGTGCTTAGAGCAAGTGGATAGGGGGAACACGCATGGGGCTAATTTAAGGCGTATGGCTAACAGGGCTATGCACGACTACCTAAATATTAAGACACTAGCTGTAAGTGTACCCCTAAGTGAGCCAGCTAGGTCTTTGGCTAGGGGTACAGACTACAGGTCAACCATGAGCCGAGAGGGTGTGGCAAAATTGCAACAAGCTATTAAATCCACCAGTACACCGATAGAAAGTGCTGATATATTTGATGAGGAATCTGATCCTGCTGTTGTGTATGAGAAAAAGCAGACTGTACTTGACATAGTAAGGTTATCTAGGGAGACGCTTAACGATAGTGATTGGGATTTGTTCTCTAGGCACTATTTAGAAATGGAGGCAACAGATGATATAGCTATATCTGAGCGTGTAACACGACAAGCAATAGAGAAGAAGTTGAAGAGGTGTGTTAATAAAGTCACAAAAGCTATGAACATTTAGGCTCTTTGGTTGCGTAAAGTCAAAAAATGTTGCTATAGGTAAGTACAGAGGTCTTACTTAGGAAAAGGAAATAATAATATGAATAAAGAAAGAGTACATCAGCCATGTCCATATATTGATTGTGGGTCATCTGATGCTTTCAGTTATAACACAGATGGGTTTGGTCGTTGTCACTCTTGTCTTAAGTCGTATCCAAGTAAAAATGGTGATACCTTTGAGTGGGCCAGAGACAAGTACCCACTAGCGGAAAAGGAGAATATTATGTCGTTTACACCAAAGAGAATAGAGACCGCTGGTGATGGTCGTTATACACCCCTCCGAGGGATTAATGCCCGTACTATGGAAGACTTCAATGTTAAGACATATGATGGTCGGCAAGAGTACATATACCCCAGTGGTGGAATTAAGGTCCGTACCCTACATGAGAAAGGTTTCTACACTAAGGACGGGTTTAAGGGGGATGAACTGTTTGGCATGAATATGTTCACTGCTGGTTGTTCTAAGACTGTAACCATTACTGAGGGGGAACTAGACGCCCTATCCGTAGCACAGATGATGAAGAGCCAATACATTAATCCTGTTGTATCATTACCATCTGGTAGTCCTTCTAAGAAGCTATGGGAGAACTGTAAGGAGTGGTTAGATAGTTTCCAAAAGATTGTGTTGTCAGTAGACAATGATGATACTGGTAATGCCTTAGCTGATCGTGTAGCTAAGTTGTTTCCTAACAAGGTGTACCGAGTACCACACGACAAGTATAAGGATGCTAATGAGTTCCTACAGGACAATGCACATGCGGAGTTCAAGAGTGCATGGTGGAACGCTGCTAAGTATACTCCTGAGAATATCTTAAACACTGCCGATCAGTTCTTGTCGTTGTATCGGGATACACCAGATCATGTATACGTTCCTACAGGTATCACTGACTTAGATGATAAGATCATGGGGCTTATGCAGGGTCACTTCACAGTGATTAAGGCACCTACTGGCATAGGCAAGACTGAGGTTATGCGTTTCTTGGAATACAACATGCTACAGCGTAAGGTTCCTATTGCTGCATGGCACCTAGAAGAGACTAAACTAAGGTCACTACTTGGTCTTGTGTCGTATGAGTTACAGGATAATCTGACTAGGCGTGACTTGATTGATGACAAGGGTAGGCATGAAGATGTTATAGAAGCTATTAAGAGTATTACTAGGGACGAGAACTTCTATCAGTTTTACTTAGGGGATGGTCAAGGCACTGATGAACTATGTGATCAGATACGTTTCTTCAGTCAAGCATGTGGATGCAAGTATGTATTCTTTGAACCTATCCAAGACGTTGTGGCTGGACGATCAGAGGCGTCTAAGGAAGAGTTACTAGCTGACCTGTCCGTAAGGCTCTCTAAGCTATCAGCGGAGCTAAATGTGGGCATTGTGACTATCGCTCACACTAATGAAGATGGAGACCCTAAGTATTGTAAGATGATAGGACAACGTGCCAGTGTTATCATTGATCTGTCTAGGGACAAAGAAGCAGAAGACCTTGACGAGAGAAACACAACATACATCACGGTACAAAAAAACCGCCCTTGCAGTGAAGAAGGACGGGCTGGCAGAATGAAGTTTAACAGTGATACGTTCACACTAAAGCAGGAGTACTAATAATGTCTAAAGCAAGAGAGTGGTCAGAAGAAGAAAAACAGTGGATGAAAGATAATATAAGTTATGATACTGAAACGGGAAATCTTTTCTGGACTATTCCTCGTTTACGTGGACCTAAAACTACGTGGTTTTTAGGCTACATTAATATGAATGGGTATATGTGTTTCACTAGGAGTTTTGGGGGGAGAGGTTTTTACTATCGTAATCACAGAGTTGTTTGGTTTCTTCACTACGGTTATGTTCCTGACTTCTTAGATCATATAGACGGGGACAGACTTAACAACAGAGTAGAAAATTTAAGACCTGCAACAAATGGCCTTAACCAAAGAAACAAATTAAGTACTGGGAGTTGTAAGTTTAAAGGTGTGGACCTAGTCAAAGGTAAGTACTACCGTTCCCGATTAGTAAGAAATGGTAAAGAAATTCGAGGTGGGTACTTTAAAACTCCAGAAGAGGCTGCAAGAGCATATGACAAGTTTGTTGAAGAAGAGTTAACACCACTAGAACGACAGTTCGCAAAGACAAACGAAGAAATGGGGCTATACGATGATGACACCTGATGCAGAGACAGTATTCGACATAGAGACAGATGGACTGTTAGATAAGCTGACTAAGATACATGTGTTGTCGTATCAAACAGCAGCTATGGATGAACCTCGGTCTATCTTTGACTACGATGAAATGCGTGACTTCTTCTTGGAGTACAGTCTAGATCATACGTTAGCCTTAGTTGGGCATAACATTGTACGCTTTGATATACCCGCAGTGGAAAAGGTGCTAGGTATAGAGGTACATGCCAAGCTAGTAGATACGCTTGGGTTAAGCTGGTACTTACATCACAACAGAGCAAAGCATGGTCTAGCATTGTATGGAGAAGAGTATGGTGTACCTAAGCCCAAGGTAGATGATTGGGAAGGTCTAACCAAAGAAGAGTATGCCCACCGTTGCGAAGAAGATGTTAAGATTAATGTTCGCCTGTGGCGTGACCTAAAGCGGAAATTGGAGAAACTATATGAACAGTGAAGCGTGGAGACTTATTGACTACATCACCTTCAAGTTAGATTGTGCTAGAGAGCAGGAGGCCCTACGGTGGAAATTAGATGTAGATAAAGCTAGTATGCACCTTGCTGATTGGCAGGGGATGAAGGAAGATAAGGTTGAGCAACTAGCTAATGCTATGCCCCGTCATGTACTTACTAAGGTGCAGAACAGGCCCAAGGTGATGTATCGTAAAGATGGTAGCCTAAGTAGTCACGGGGAGAACTTTGAGGCCCTGAGAAAGCAGTACAAGCAGCCTGAGACGGTACAGAGTTTTGTTGTGCAGACGGGAGAAGAACGGGGTAATCCTAACTCGCCGTCCCAGATTAAGGATTGGCTATTCAGTATAGGATGGCAACCTAGAACATTTAAGTTTGTAAGAGAGGCTAATGGTGATGAACGACAGATTGAGCAAGTCAGGAAAGATGGGGAACTATGTCCGTCAGTTAAGAAGCTGGCTGCTGTGGACCCTGCTGTTTCTATTCTGGATGGTCTTTCTGTTCTTACTCACAGAATTGGGATACTCAAGGCATTCCTAGAGTGTGAGGTGGATGGATACTTAGAAGCTGGTGTGGCTGGCATAACTAACACTATGAGGTTTAAACATTCTAAACCTTTGGTTAACCTTCCCTCAGTGGAAAAGCCCTATGGTGCTGATATACGTGGATGCCTGATTGCCCCAGAGGGTTATGTGTTGTGTGGTGCAGATATGACTAGCCTAGAAGATACAACCAAGCGACACTACATGCAGCCATTAGACCCTGAGTATGTAGCAGAAATGTCAAAACCAGGATTTGACCCACACCTTGACTTAGCTAAACATGCTGGTGTCATTAGCCAAGAGGACATAGACAAGCACAACACAGGAGAACGAAGCCTTAAGGCATTACGAAAGAACTACAAGGTAGTCAACTACAGCGCCACTTATGGTGTCAAAGAGGCTACTCTATCTCGTACTACAGGTATGAAGAAGTCAGAAGCTAAGAAACTACTAGCTGCCTTCTGGGATCGTAACTGGTCCGTAGAGGCCGTGGCAAAGGGTGTACGTGTACGAGAACCACAGGGGCTAGGGGGTATGTGGCTAAAGAACCCAGTTAGCGGTTTCTGGTACAGCCTACGCAGTGAGAAGGACCGCTTCAGTACACTTAATCAAGGTACAGGCGTCTATTGCTTTGACACTTGGGTTAAGCATTGTCGTAAAGATGGTGTCAAAACGATAGGACAGTTTCACGATGAAATTATCACTTTGGTAAAAGAGGGAAAGGAGACACAAGAGAAGATTAGTATGGAAGATAGTATAGAGCGGTTGAACGATGAGTTGCAACTAAATGTACCTCTGGGTATTGATGCTCAGTTCGGTAACAGTTATGCTGACATCCACTAAATTTATTTTTGTTGTATGGTTGCGTAAGTACAAAAAATGTTGCTATATATAAGTACCCGCATAAGGAAAGGAACCCGACATGGGAAAGAAAGTTTACGTTGAGTGTCCAGTTAATTGGGCTAAGTTGCGTGAAGAAGACCGAGACATGGGTAAAAACATGCAGGAAGGTTCTGATGCACGAAAAAAGATTGACGAAGTACAGGGACGATATACTGTACAGTTAATGCTTGATAAGGACACTAAGAAAAAAATGGTATCTGATGGTGTACCTAACAAGGGTATGCAAGCACAGTTGTTCAAGGAGGATCAGGAAGGTGTTGAATACTTCTCAGCACGACGAGGACACTTTAACCCTAAGTTCAAGGATCAGAACACAGGGGAAATGGGCGTAGTAATGGGACCACCCCGTGTCCTTAAAGAAGACGCTGACGGTGTTCTAGTTGATTGGGACTTTGAGGCAGACGGTCTTATTGGTAACGGTAGTAAGGTTGTAGCAAAGCTAGATGTCTGGGACGGTAAGCTGACTACCTTAGAAGCAATTAAGGTAGTAGATCATGTACCCTACGAAGCGGATGGGAGTGCTTTCTAATGACTAAAGCCACCATCATCTTTGAAACCTCGGAAGAGGTAGATGGGTACGAAAGTAAGACTACTGTTGAGCGTCATGGTATAGACACTCTTGAGAATCTTGCGTACCTCTACAGTGAGGCTACAGTGGCAGGGGGTTGGACTTACGTTAAGGCAGTGGCCCTAGAGAAAGAGGATGAGTCTATTGTCTGGTCCGACATTTGAGCCTAAGCATGTCTTAGTTGATGGTGACATTGTTGCGTACAGGGCTGGATTTGCCTCTGAAGGTAAGACCAGTGCAGATGCAGAGGACAAAGTAGACGAGGTTATGAACTTTATAGCTTCCAACACTATGTCTTTCCCTGTACCTGACAGGTTCCATACGTTCTTAACTGGGACTGATAACTTTAGGTTTGCTATAGCTAAGTCGTATCCTTACAAGGGGAATAGGAGCAAGTCGGAAAAGCCTGAGTACTTACAACATTCAAGGGGT